AAGAGAAATAGATTGGAAGAAAAAAGATTATGATATTGTTTATACACATTTACCAGAACATGCTTTACAATTGAAAAATCTTTTATACAATAATACAAATATAAATCCATTGTTTATTGGATATACACATTGGACTGAATTTCCTGAAATAACAAATTATGAAATGACAATGATGGATGTTAATTTTCTTGGACTATTAGCTATGGAACGTTGTGGTATCAATACATATGGACAAAAGGAACTTATATTAAAGAATGCAAAGAAAAGTTTTAATAAAAAGTCGCTTATACGATTGGATGAGATAATTGTTCCCAACTATTTGGGATGGGAAATACCTAAGTATGAAAAACAAACATCCAATAAAAAAATAATTGTCTTTAATCACAGACCACATAAATATAAAAACTATGATTGGTTCTTAAAACAAATGGATAGATTATGGGAACATAGACAAGATTTTGAAGTGTGGGTGCCATTAACAGATTCAGTTACAAAACCATATATGACAAATGATAAGTATGATAGGTTTGGATATTTTTCTAAACTATCAAGTTGTTACATTGGTATTAGTTGTAAACAAAGATATGGTGGTTGGGCTGTATCTGCTACAGATGGTATGAGTGTTGGTGTTCCATATATGTTTTCCGATGATGGTTATTATCACGAGTTAGCTGATGATGCTGGGATATATTATAAAGATGAAGATGAGTTCTTCAATAAGTTAAATAATATTTTAGATGATAAAGAATTAAGAGATGAGTGGAGTGGTAAATCATTAGAAAGATTTGAACAAGGTAAATGGGAAATAGCTATTCATCAATTTAATAATATGTTAAATAAAATGATAGATAAATTACCAATGATAAAAAATGAAACAGATTCTTATAAGAAAATATTAGATTTTATTCACAAGAAAAAATCTGTTTCTAAAGAAGATATTTTAGATTATCTTAATTGGGGTGTGAGAATATCCTTTACATCCTACAGAAATAGATTAAGAAATGAACCAACAATTAAATTTACAAAAGATAGATACGAGGTAAGATAAATGAAAAAGTTAACTGCAGAGCAAATGCAATTAAATTGGGAATCACTAATGGATATTATTGAAAAATACATTGGTGATGATAGAAAAGAAAATCTTCTGAAGATGTATGAAGATTTTGAAGAAAGAATGATAATGTCTCCGGCGAGTGGTAAGGAGCATTTTCATAATGCTATGCCTGGTGGATATGTTGAACATATTTTACATGTAATTAAATTTTCATTACAACTTTATAAGTTGTGGGAAAAGAATGGTGCAGAAATTAATTTTACAGATGAAGAGTTGGTGTTTGCAGCTATGCATCACGATTTGGGTAAGGTTGGTGATTTGGAACACACTTATTATGCTCCACAAGATTCAGATTGGCACAGAATGAATCGTGGCGAAATATATAAACAGAATCCAGATATTCAATATATGAAAGTACCTGATAGGGCATTGTGGTTACTACAGCATTATAGTGTTAAGGTTACTGATAAAGAATATATTGGAATTAAATTAACAGATGGTTTATATGATGATGCAAATTCTGCTTATTTAAAATCATATAATCCAGCTTATAATCTTCGTTCTAATATAGCTTATATTTTACATCAAGCTGATATGATGGCGACACATATTGAGTTTGATGAGTGGAAGAGAAGTGATGAGGATGTTGTAGTAAAAGTTAAACCACCAGTAACAAAAAAAGAACAAGAAACAATTGACAATATGAAAATGAAGTTCAATGAACTTTTTGATTAGGAGAAGATTATGGTATTAATTTTATTAACAATATTATTTGCAATTATTTCAGTTGGTACATCAACTGTATTATATTTTGCATTAAAGAGAATAAATCAATATGAAGATTTGATTGTACAGTTTCAGAGTATAATTTCTATAGCGACTGAAAAAGTAAAACTTGTTGACGCGTCTGGTCATTATGAATCTGATGATGAAACAGGTTTCTTTTTTGAACAATTAAAAGAATTACAAAAATTATTAGATAACATATTTGAAAGTGATGAGGAGAATACAGATGGGTAGAAAAAGAAAAGGTAGAATATATTTTGACCAAGATGTTGAAGATGCTATTATTAAATATAATCAATCTGAAAATGATTTTGAACGAAATAAAATATATCAAGAAGAAATACATTATGCGTTTGATAAGTTATCAGAAAACATTATTAACACTTTTAAGTTTAGTTATTTTGATTATGGTTTTGAAGATGTGAAGGCTGAAGTTGTTTCGTTTTTAGTTATGAACATTCATAAGTATGACCATACTAAAGGTTCAAAGGCATTCAGTTATTTTTCAGTTGTTGCTAAAAATTATTTAATACTACATAATAATAATAATTATAAGAAATATAAAATGACTGATAAACTTGATGTATTAGATATGAGAAAATCTAATGGTGGTATAACTAAAGAGCATATGGAAGAATTACTTGAAGAACTTATAGAATATTTTGATAAGAATATTCCAATTATTTTTAAGAAAAAGCGAGATATTGATGTTGCATATGCGTTACTTGAATTGATGAAACGGAAAGACGAGATTGAAAGTTTTAATAAGAAATCACTTTATATTCTTATCAGAGAAATGACGGATGTAAATACGGTACATATAACATCTGTTGTAAATGTATTTAAGAAACATTATATTGCAGCGTCAAACGAATTTTATGATAAAGGTATAATTGAAACGAAGAAGTTCTTCTTCTAGCTTAATTATTCATATAAAACAATTTAAAAACCTATCTTATTGATAGGTTTTTTTTTTATTTCATCAATTTTTACATTTTTAATATTTATATATGAATCGGTACATTTATTCGTAATAGAGGATTTTAAAATGAAAAATAAAAAAGATATTGAGATATTTGATGGGAAATCATTTCAAGATTTGACTAAAGATATCTATGAAAACACACAGAATAAGAAAAAGCAGATTGACTTGTTAATTCAAGAAATTCATGGGTTTATACAAACAGTAGATGATGTAGTTATGATAGCACCTATAATAAAAGAATATATGGAAGTATCAATTAAGAATGATGAGCATCTTGTGAAACTAGCTGGAGTATTACAACGGATAGTGACAAAATCAGTTGATGGTACTAGTGATGAGAGTATGTTATTATCAGATGAAGAAAAAGAAGAATTGATGTCTACACTTCAAGACACTGTAAATGATTTACAAGAAGAGAGTGATAGATTTAATAAGATAAAAGATGAAACAACAAAACATTTTATGGGGAATTAAATGGGTTCAACTTTTACAACGTACAAAGATGTTAAAACAGATTCTTCTTTATTTAATAAAGGAAAACCAATACCTGTTTATTTACAATTTGTTCCTGGTATAGTAATTGATACAATAACATCTTCTGAATCACAAGCGTTTGCTGCTAATTTAAGAAATATAAATAGTATATTAGCAATACCTCATGTGGGGAAGAAAACTTTTACACGGAGTGGAACTGTTGGTGAAAGTAATAGATATTATCCATTATTTAGAGGAATGGTTGATGTACCAGCAAAAGGTGATCCTGTTTTGTTATGCACAATTGGAAATATTCAATATTATTTAGGACCATTAAATACAGCGAATGATCCAACTTGGAATATTGATCATCTTAATGTTCAAGAAAAATCTTATAAGGATGGAGAAAAGGTCAAAAATGTAGATAAAACATCACCTAATTTTGGTAGAACTGGTCATGGTAGATTAGAAAAAAAATATAATGACACATTAGATCATCCAGATGGAGAAGCAGAAGGTAGAGCTATAAAAGATATACATGGTGATATTGTATTTGAGGGACGACATGGAAATAGTATTCGTATTGGTAGTAGAAATATAAATCCAAATATAATCATATCTAATGGTAGGAATTTATTACATTATTCATTTGAAAGTTCAAAAGATGGTTCATTATTTACAATGTTTCAAGTTGGTTCAATAAGAGAGCATTTTCCACATGATTCAAAACTTGATGAGG